CCTGCATTGAATCACTCATTTTATCTATTGGCAACCCACTGTCGGATATTTTTCTATATCCCAAATAATTTTCTTTACTTTCATACGCAAATTTTCGAGTCCGATTTAATACTTGTAAATCTTCTTCTAAATTTATTAGATTATCAATTACTGATAAAGGAACATCTGCATAATGAAACATGTTATCACTCATCTTCACCCGTCACTGGATTGTGAGTCTTCGCATCTTCGAAGAAAGAATGAACCTCATTGAAACCAAAATCATCGTCTGCATCAGCACTCGTTGGGTCTGGTGTAACAGTAAGTCTCTGTTGACGTTTCGGTGCCTGATCAGGCATATCAGTGTATGCGTCAACCTGTACTGTTTTAATAACCTTACTAGATGTGACAGGACCATAGAGATAGAACTTACATGTGAAAGACAATGTATAAATGATAGCTCTTCTTGTCGTAAAGTCTCCCTGATAATCATCCTCATAGGAAATACTGTTTAGAATAACAGGAATATCTTTTTTAACACCCATGTCAGCATTATCATTCATCGTGATTGTATAATCTGGTTGAAAGTACGGAAGAATTTGTTCAACAATCTGTAATGCATCATCAGATTGTTTTGCAAGAATGTAAAGTTCAAAATCAATATTATAAGGAACAGGCATATATTGCGTGTCTAACTGTTCTGACTTATCGCCCTTAACTTTTTTAAACTTTTGCACACGATTTAATTTTCGGCCGGGATCATATGTAAGACCCGTAATCTCAAAACCAATGCGGGGTAAAGTGACCGCAGCAGCTTTAGTCAAGTCTGCATCATCATTTAATCGCACAAGAAACTTCTGCCTTGGACCATAGGCCAAAGGAACCTTCATGGTTTGTTGAATTACACCAGAGTTATCCTTACGAACTAACTGAATATTATTAAAAATTGTTCCGAAACCAACAACGATGTTGCGTATTGTTTCGTGATAAAATTGTTGTCCTAGCATTAATCTGCACTCCCTGCATCACCAAATGGATTCGATTCACTGAAGTCCAGTATCGTATCATCTAATGAATCAAACAACTCGTTCTGAGCTGTCTTATCCGTTACTCCATCACCCACTATATAGTCTTCCGATATAAGGAAACTGCCATTTTCAAGCAATAAACTTTCACCAAACGAATTTGGGTCTATACTAATTACTGTAGAATCAAGGGTAACATTCGTTGCATCTAAAGTATATCCATTTATATCTATTGTAAATGACTGACCAATAATACTTTCATTTTCTAGTGTAAACTGATAATCAGAACTAGCAGTTGATAGGTCATCAGATATTGCATCAATTTCAGTGATACCTGTATCAAGTTCCTCTGAACCATAATCAAACAACCGACAACGCAGTTTGTAAACAGGGTTGGTATCTAACTGGTTAAAGGGATCATCGTGATCCACAAAGTTAATCTCAAATAATTTTTTAAGTGTGGGGTGATAAATTGCATCACCCTCTAGTGGTCTATCAGCATCAGTTGCGTCAGTCTCGTTTATAATGTAAAATATCTCGCCCTCTAGTTTAGATGTTGAGAGTGTACCAGACTCCAATTGAATTGAACCAGACGATGTTGAGTCTGTTCCCGTTTCTATTTGTACTTGTTTTGTCTTCTCTTGAAATCGTGTCTTACTTACAACGAAAGTTGCTTCACTAAGGTTCTGCAAACCAAACTGAGACATCAGTTCTTGTTCTCCAGCATAGCCACCATCAGAGTTTTCCATATACATTTCAATAAGAGATTGTGTGTTGAATTTAGATAGTGCGTCTTCTCCAAGCACAGTGTCTTCTGCAACTAGTGTGCGGTCAAGATAATATACATCATGTCCGTGAATCTGAATTGCTTCTGCAACTAGGTCAGCATACAAAGATTGTTCAGTTGCAATTGCAGCAACATTACTAGTATGAAAATGTTTATTAACTGCCATGAATTATCCTACCATGTAGTTTACTGGCAACTCAAACGTGAGTGCGATTTGTTCTTCTAACTTATTGATTTCTTCCTGTGCCTGTGAATATATTGTTTCACCATTCATAGTAACACCACCGAGCATTGCAACGCCACTAAACTTAGACAGGTTCGCACCCCACTGTTGTTTGATTAGTGCAGTTGCATATCTCTTGAGATAGATGTCGTCAAAAATATCTGTGTAAGTTGCTGGGTCTAGTTTACGATAACACTCGACAATGATATAGTCTGTTCCAGCAGTAAAGTCATTCTCCCAATCTGCATCGATGTACAGACGGTTTTGATGTTGGTTGAAACGGATTGGTGTTTCACCCACAAGAATATGTTCTAGAAAATCTAAGTTGTCCATAGCCATCTGATACTGAATGACAGACGTAGAGGACAGGTCAAATAAATCATTGAGACGCAACTGGTAACGCATATCAAACATGTTACTACCACCACCCGTGTCTGTAAATGGCCATACCTGTATCACAGACACAACAGCACTTGGCATCGGGATAAAGTTATTACCCTCCAGAAATGTTGCGGTGATGGAATTATCTGATGTATCTGTTCCGGTTGATGTTGTGTTTGCTCTTGCTCGCGTAACTTCTTCTTCGGTAATAAGATGTTTGAGATACATCTTCTCAATACCGTCATAGTGATACTGTGCAAAAAATTGTAGGGCTTCATCGATACGATCATCTGCTTGATCGTCTGATACGTTGATATCAATGACACCAGAACCTAACGCTCGTAAGCAATAATCTTTGAATGTTGATTTACTTGTGGGTATGGCCATGAAGATATCCTTTTTTATATATTTATAAGATTTCGTTTATTGCGATACAGTTTGGGCCAAATTCTACGCCCTCGTCTATCCACCCCCCAATCTTGCGAAACCCCACACTTTCATATGCAGGCAGTGCAGATTTCCTTGGCATAGTCCAGATAATTCTGCATTCTTCTTGTTTCGCACTATTTATAGTAAGTTTTAAAAGCATATTTGACACTCTGTGACCCCTATGTTCTGGACTTACATACAACCCTCTGGACCTGTAAATATTATCATTCGTCTTAAACCCACTATTGACACCTATAAGTTTACCATCTGATTTTGCTGCCCAGAAGGTAGGTTCATACTTCCATATTGTATCTTTCTGTTTTGTTATAGATATGTTTCCATAACCTTCCCACAATTCCGCATCCCATGACAGGGAGCTTCGAGATTCTATTTTACTTACTCTGTTAGGCCACAGACCTTCGTTCCAAAGGTCATATATTTCCTCAAAGGTAGTCTCAGAATATTCACAAATCATATTACTATATATAACATGAACGAAAACAGAATTGGTATGGTATCAACATCACGAAGTGGTTGTACAGTTTTTCGTAGAGCAATATGTAATATATACGGGATGGCAGACTCCAATTCTTGGTTGAAAAAAAATGATTATCAGCACATAGAAGAAACACCTTTCTCAAACCAACCACATATACTCAAAATTTTAATTCATTATGTTCCAGAAAGTAAATTGGGATTTGTTCTCAACGACATGCCTAAGATATGGTTGTACAGGGACGATGAAGTAAGACAGTTTTTAAGTCATGTTGCAAGACTGCACACCAAAGTAAATCATGTATATGAATCAGATGGTCAACCGATACTAGATGACAACTCTGTTATGGCAACCAGAAATCAGTTTGATATCTTTATGTATCGACGTAAGCTCTTTTGGAAGGCATGGAAGGTTTATGGATTTATCAAGAACGAACCCCTGATAAAGTTTGAGGACTTTTTGGAAAACCCAACTGAGGTTGTTGAAAACCTAGAGGAGTGGTATTGGAAACAGTTTAGATTTGGCGCACCAATTAAATTTCCAATGCCACACAAGATTCAAATGGACTATATAGAAAAGTTTGCAAACTACGAAGAGATACTGGAGTGGTTTAATGAGTGATTTTTGTATTGTGTGCGTAACCCGTTCTGGTTCGTATTACATAATGGAATATATGTGCAGAGTGTTTGGTCTTGCCGAAGGAAATGAATGGTTTGGAAGGAACAAAGAGGTTGACCTAACAAATCAATTTGAATTAAAAACAAAAAGAATTGATATTGATTTTCATGTTAACGAGGGGTTGTTGAGTGATCAGGATATCAAAAATCGATTGAGACATCTTGAAAATTTTCCTATACCGTATTGCATAAAATCAATGCCACCACAGTTTACCAACACAATTGAATCTGTCAAGCTTCCTCTTGAACAAAGGATAGAAGTAGCACAAGACATACTTAAAGACTTTGATCTAATATGGTTCAAGAACGAAGATAAGATTTCCCATTTCTGTTATGAGTTGACTTGTATTCGGTGTAGTTCAGCGGGTTATCCTCGACCCAGAGAATATGGAATATATGATTCTGAAAAGAGAGTAACACCACCAGAAAATTCATTTACCGCAACAGTAGAAGATTTTGATAAATTTATGCGACGTGAAGAGTTCACGGATGCCGTGATGAAAACTTTCACATGTCCTGTCGTAACCTATGACGACTTTGTGAAAAATCAAGACCAAGAGATTCAAAGGATTGCCGACTATTACGATTTACAAATGCAAGACGTATATAAAATACCTGTCATACACAACCCAGACTATAGAAACATATTTACAAATTATAGTGAGATTGAAAAATGGTTTACACAATACCAGAGATGATGAGCGGTCAGTGGTTAGAAGGAGAAGTTCTAACCCGTGATAACTATAATGATAAGTTCATAGGACAACTTGCAGACCTGATGGCATCCGTTCACGGTATAGTTACAAAGTCTCCTCGTATTCCCAAGATGCAGGGCATCGTTGATAGTTTAGAACATTGGGATAATTTTACTAAACAGGCTGTAGAAGAATACTACGGAATACGATCAGAGTTAAAACACACCGCATATCTTCACGGAGATATATGGGCAGAAAACGTGAT